CGCGCGTCAGAACGGAAAGACCACACTGGGATGCGTGATCGCTCTGTTCTTCCTTTATCAGCTGGAAGTCGGGCTGGTACTCGGTACGGCCCAGGATGTCAGCAACGCGGAAGACACCTGGCGGGCCTGTGTCGACATGGCAAAGGAAAATGAGGATCTTGCGGATGCCATAAAGCATGTGTGGTACACCAATGGCTCCAAACGTCTGCAGCTGACAGGTGGACGTGATTACCGAGTCAGAGCTTCCAACAGGAAAGCGGGCCGTGGTAAGTCTGCAGACCTTGTCCTGTTGGATGAGCTTCGGGAACACCAGACATGGGACGCGTGGGCGGCACTTTCCAAGACAGGAATGGCAAGAAAAAATTCATTGATGTGGTGTATGAGCAATGCCGGGGACGGTACTTCTGTTGTCCTTCGGCATTTTCGTATGCGTGCCCATGCTCAGCTTGGAGATCCGGATGGCGTGGTTCGTGATCTTGGAGAGTCAGAACCTGCAGCGGATGATTCAGCAGACGGATCTGCCCTTGGAATCTTTGAATGGTCTGCGCCGCCTGACGCGGATCCGGGAGACATCAACGCGTGGATCCAGTCGAATCCTTCACTGGGATACACCATAGAGCTTGCGGCACTGAAAGCAGCCTATGCTGATGATCCTCCGGACGTATTCAAGACAGAATGCCTTTGTCAGTGGGTGACATCAACAGTAACGCCACCATTCCCTGTGGATGCATGGGATGCAGGCAAGGACGAAAACAGCAGGATCCCGAAAGAGAATCCTGTCTGGTTTGGAATAGATATATCTTCCGACCGTACACATGCAAGTATTGCGGCATGTGGAAAGAGGGATGATGATACATGGCATGTGGAGCTGGTTGAATACAGATCCGGCACCGGCTGGCTGGTCGGATGGATCAGAAAAGCGGCTCCCAAATACGAGCCGATGAAAATTGCACTGCAGAGCAAGGGAGCTCCCATCGCTTCCATGATGGATGTAATCGCATCTGTGGAAGGCGTGGAGGTTGTAGAGTGCAAAGGGTATGATGTGGCAGGCTGGTGCGGCCGTCTGTATGACGCAGTTGCCGCCAGCGATCCTAATTCAGAAATTGACGCGGTTCCCGTATACCACATCACACAGCCGGCTCTGGATCTTGCCGCCAATATCGCCGCCACGCGTCCGTTAGGTGATGGCGCATGGGCGTGGGACAGGAATAAGAGTATGGAAGATATATCCCCACTGGTGGCCGTGACGATGGCCTTTGGGGCAGCGACACAAGTAGAGCCTGAGAAATCGAAAATGTATGACAGCGTATACAATGACCGCGGTGTATTCGTTGTGTAGGAGGTACAAAAGATGGCGATTTTCAGCGGCCTGCGCAATATGTTCAGGCCAAAATATTTTTACACCTACGGGGGCGACTACGGTGTAAGCGTCGCGCATCTTGACGCGGCCGCCTTGTATCGTACCCAGCCCAATCTGAGGGCAGTTATCAGTTTTCTGGCAGACAATGCCGCACAGATACCATTAAAAGTATATGACCGTGTCTCAGACACCGACAGGCCGAGGGTGATTGACAGCCCTGCGGCCTTTTTGCTTGCCCAGCCCAATCCGGACATGACTGCTTATGAGTTCAAGCGGTGGATGTACTCAGATTTGCTGTTGTATGAACGTTTTTTAACACTGCTTATACCCAGTAAGGAAACGGCAAGCGGATGGGAACTAAGGCCCATACCGGCCTCATGGATCCAGTCATACAAGGGATCCTCACCCTTTGCACCGGAAGCCATTGTGATTGGCGTCAATAACGGCACAGGGCCGATTGAAGTGCCTGCGGACAAGTTCATCCTGTTCCATGGCTATGATCCGACCGATCCCATGAGACAGTACAGCCGGATCAGCGCTCTGAAGGATACCCTGCATGAGCAGGTGGAATCCAATAAGTTCAGAAGGCAGATGTGGCATCGTGGCGGACGGTTTAATGCTTACGTCACAAGACCGAAAGACGTAACGCCATGGACAGACAACGCCTTTGAACGTTTCAAGGCCACATGGAAAGCATCATGGGCCGGTGATCAGGCGGGCGAGGCCGGCGGGATGCCGATTCTGGAAGATGGCATGGAAATCAAGACGGTTCAGTTCAACAGCAGGGATGCCCAATGGGCGGAGGCCGTGAAGCTGTCCAGAGAGGATTGTGCGGCCGTCTATCACGTCAATCCTGCCATGATATGGCCCGGCACCGGGCAGACCTACGCAAGCGCTAAGGACAACGCCAGAGCGCTTTATAACGACTGTCTTGCGCCTACCCTGATGCAGGCAACCGATCGCCTTAACATGATGATCATGCCCCGTCTGGGAGAGCCTGAAAGCCATTATATCGCTTATGACATCACCATCAAGACAGAAGGCACCTTCGAAGAAAAGATCGCCGCCCTGTCAAGTGCTGTCGGAGCTCCCTTCCTGTCAAGGAATGAGGCAAGGGCTAAGATGGATCTTCCTGCCATGGATGGTGGCGACACATTGATCGTACCGCTGAATGTTGTGGAGGGCGGTCTGGCATCACCAAGAGACACGGACCCGACCATTGAACGTTATAACGAGGCTCCTGAGCCTGAAGTGAAAGCCGAATCCCGCAAGGCAAGCGGTGAACCCAGCAAGGAAGACGCTGAGCAAATTGCGACTGTGTATCGGAAGTTTTTTGAACGCCAGTCTAAGACAGTGCTATCCCGTTTGGGAGCCGGAAAAGACTGGTGGGATAAAGACCGATGGGATCGGGAGCTTGCGGAAGATCTGTTCAGAGATGCCTTTGAAATGAGCGTGAGTGCGGCTAAGAAGGCCGTACAGGAGTTATTTGACCGTGGCGGCTACGATTCAGCCAGAACGGCGGAATACATCCGATCCATGTGTCAGAGGCGGGCCGAAATGGTCAATCAGAAGACACAGACAGAGCTTCTGCTGGCACTTGATTCAATCGAAGCCGGAACCGACACCGAGGATGCCCCACTGAAGGCGACCCCGGAAGGTGTCTTTGAGAATGCGAAAGAAAACAGGGCGATTAGTGCCGGAAAGGCTTTCGCCGGTGCCCTGATTGGCTGGACACTCATGGAAGCCTGCCGGCAGAACGAGAGCCCGAAACAGAATATCTACAAGACATGGGTAGTTACTTCCAGTAATCCGAGAGCATCCCATGCCCACATGAACGGCGAAACCGTACCATATGATGAACCATTCTCCAATGGTGCCATGTGGCCGGGTGATATTGATGCTTTGGACGTAGAGGAAGTCGCCAACTGTCAATGTGTTTTAGAGATAGAAATACGAGATTGAGGTGAATGGAAATGATTAAAAGCAAAACTTATGAAGTCAAAGCGGATGCCGGTTCCATCACCGGATACGCATCAACATGGATCAGGGAGCCGGATGCCTATGGTGATGTGGTGGCAAAAGGAGCATTCCTGGAATCCATCGAAAAGATTAAGGATTCGGGCAAGGTTCTGCCACTGCTGTTCAATCATGACAGCAACACGCTCAACAACTACATCGGAACCGTCACCAATCTGGAAGAGGATGACCACGGCCTGAAGTTTACGGCAACCTTCGACGATACCCCGGACGCACAGAGGGCAAGACAGCTTGCCGCAGACGGCCGCCTGGCTAAGTTTTCATTCGCCTACGACATACAGGATCAAGGCGAGGTTGAACTGGAAGACGGACGCAAGGCCAACGAGCTCCGGAAGCTGGACATCCATGAAGTCAGCCTGGTTCTTTATCCTGCAAATCCTGACACGTCTGTGATTGGCGTCAAGGCCGGCAGAAGGAACCGAAAGAGCGACGAGGAAATCATCAAACAGATCATCACCCTTGCTAATCAGCTTTTAGATAGCGAGGTTGGAGATACAGAGCCGCAGGAAGAAGAAGCAAAAGCCAAATCGGAGGAACGGGATACCGTCAACGATGAGGAGCGGATGCGGATTGACCAGCTGCTCAAAGAAGCAAAGAAACTTATCACCAGACAGGAGGACTAAACCATGACCTTACTGGAAAAATTACAGGAAGCTCAGGCAGATCTTGAGCAGATCATGCAGAAAGTGGAAGCCGGCGAAGGTTCTACAGAGGAACTGGAAGAGGCTACCGAGGAAGTAAAGGGCCTGCAGGCGAAGATTAAAGCAGCCGATGAGGCTGAGAAACTTATGGCATCTTTTAAGGCTCCCGTAGAGGAGAAAGCCGAGAAGGAGGAAAAGAAAGACATGGCAAGAAACATTGGCGAGCATGTTGTTGAGGCTGTTAAGGCTTCCAACATCAATCCGAAGCAGAAATTTAACTTAACCGCTCCGGCATTCAAGGCCGCAACTGTTATGGATACACCCAGTTCCATCAGCCCTGCGATTACAGACATAGACAAAAGGATCGTAGAAGGCTATCGCAGACCGCTCCTGATTACTGACCTTTTCAGCACTGAGAGAATCAGCGGCAATGCCCTGACATATTTTGTAGAATCTTCCACAGTTGAAGGCGCTCCGGCAATCACCACAGAAGGCTATGAGAAGCCCATGGTCAGCTTTGGCGATCCCACAGCTGTTACTGTTGCCCTGAAAAAGATCGCCTCCTACATGAAGGAGACAGATGAGCTTGTAGAGGATGCTCCCTGGCTGGCAGACGCCATTAACGGCCGCGGAATGTACCTGCATGAGCTGACAGTTGAGAATTATCTTGTAACTACTCTTGCCGCCACAAGCGGAATCGGCACAGGATCTTCCCTGACAGCTGACGATATCTTCAAGGCAATGATGACCGTTCAGAATAACAGTGGTTTTGCCGCTGATGCTATCGTAATCAATCCAACTGACTACCAGACATTGAGACTTGCCAAAGACGGCAACAGCCAGTATTACGGCGGCGGATATTTCTATGGCGCTTATGGCAACACTCCGATCGCAGAGCAGCCCTCACTTTGGGGACTTAGAACTGTAGTTACTTCCGCAGTTTCCGCAGGCACCTGCTTTGTTGGAGCCTTCAAGATGGGCGGTTCCATCGTCCGCAAGAACTCCGGTGTAACAGTTGATATCGCCAACACCAATGAAGACGATTTCATCAAGAACTTAATCACCATCCTGATTGAGGAGCGTCTTGTCCTTGCGATCAGACGCCCGAGCGCATTTGTGAAGATTACTGATTCTTCCACATCTACATCCACATCTACATCTACTCAGTAGTTAGAGAAGGGAGCGCAGAATGGCATTAAAAGAGTATCTGTGGCGCGGCACCACATGGCAGATTGCTGACGAAGACCTTGACAGGTATCCCGGAGCAGTCCCGGTGGTGAAAGCGTCACCCAAAGCAAAAAGAAAGCCCCAGAATAAATCCCGCCGCGCTCCAAAGAATAAATGAGGACGCCATGGGGCTATGAAGTAAGCGACACCATTGATCCGATCATCAGTTTGACTGAATTTCATCAGATGACCGGAAATGCGTACGTAAGCAATCCGAGGGTAAGCGCTGCACTTATCGCGGCATCTCAGGCGATTCGCAACTATTGCGGATGGCATATATGCCCATCACTTAAGTGCACTGCCTACCCTGTCGGTGGCGGCCTTGTGGCTAAACTCCCGGCCGGATATGTCAGCGCGGTTTCCAAGGTCAAGGAAGATGACATTGAGCTGGATGCAGGATCTTATCAGTGGCGTAAAGATGGACTGGTGCGAAAGAACGCCTCCAAATTATGGAGTGATGACTGGGACAGCATCGAGGTGGAATATACAGCCGGCTATGATACGGCTGCAGTTCCTGACCTTATCGAGGCTGTCTGCTCCATCACCATGGGCGTCCTGTCCGTGACTGCCGGCGTTATGTCAGAGAGTGCGGACGGTGTCAGCATCAGCTACAACAACAGCGCATCCAGCGTTGCCGCGTCGCTTACAACAGCCAGAAAGAGCGCTCTGGAGCCTTATAAGGTGGTTAGCAGCCATGCCGCTTAGCTTTTGGAGGGATTCGGTCACGCGGATCCGGGGAACCGTCAGAACCAAGAGCGGGGCACAGTATGTTGACTGGAATGAGCCCGATGAACTGATATTAACTAATGTTCAGGTGGCGGCCCAGCCAACAACCCGCGACTTTGACGGACGGATCTTGAATATCAGTGACCGAAGGACACTTCGGGCGGCCTATGATGCGGATGTACAGGCGGGAGACCGTATCAGATGGCAGGATAACATTTATGAGGTAGAGGGCGAGGTATTCCATACCATTTCACCGACAGGAAACGCATCTTCCACAAGATGCTCATTAGTGAGGTGGCAAGGATGAGCGCAAAAATTACGATTGAACACAATACTAAGGGATGGATTGAGATCTTCAAGTCTCCCGGAATGCAGGCGATTGTGGACGAAACCGGCCAGCGGATAGCAAGCGAGGCGGGCGAAAACTTCCACTACGCACAGGGTCAGCGCAATCAGTTCACAGTTGCCGGCTTTGTGTCATCCAGCGGCTATTCCGGGGCCTATGAGGAAGCGACAGAGAAAACTCTGACAAAGGCGGTGCATCAATGAGAGCGACTTTGGACATTGAAACAGCTTTATATAATTTGTTGGATCAGGACGGCTATTCTGCTTCGGCTCATGTGATTCCCGGCGATCTGGGAATAAATCTCCCACATGTGCATGTAGTCAGAACAGGCGGATTTAATAATGATCTTGTACTTGATGCCCATAACGTGGACTTTGATGTCTATGCCGCCGACGCAGTGGATGCCATGGAAGCGGCCTGCGAGCTTTGCGGATGGATCCGTGAGCTTGCCGGCGTTGACATCGGTGTTCCCTGTTATTCTTCGGAAGTGATTACGCTTCCTTACGGCAACTTCGATCCCAGACATCCCAATCTCGGACGCGCCACAGTTAAGGCGCTGATATACACGAGAACGAAAGGAGCATGAAATGCCTAATATTAAAGACGTGCGCATCGGGCTCCCCGATCAGAGTACCACAGGGGCGATCTTAAGCGCACCGGTAGGAGCTACGCTTCCGACTTCAGCTGTCGATACACTCGATCAGGCTTTTGTTGGAAATGAATATGTGTCTGAGGATGGTCTTACTTTAGCACCGTCTGTAAGCACGCAGGATATTAAGGACTGGAGTGGCACGGTAGTGCGCAAGATTCTGGAGTCCTTTGATGGAACTTTATCATGGACGATGATCTCCACAAATGAAAATTCCCTCAGCGTGGCTTTCGGCAGTGAGCACGTAACAACCACAGCCGCATCTTCTGCTCATGGCAAGCAGGTCAAGGCTGAACTTGGTGCCCATCTTCCGGCTGAGAGATCTTTTGTATTCCTGATGAAAGACGGGGATGCAAGAATCATGATCGTTGTTCCGCGCGGACAGGTTACGGAAGTATCTGAGGTAACCTTTGCTTCTACAGCTGCAGTAGGCTGGGGCGTGACCCTGTCCTGTTATCCGGATGCGAGCGGCGAAAGCATCTATATCATGACAGACGACGGAGCAACCACAACGTAGAAAGGATCTTTATGAGGAAGTTTGGAAAAGAAGCGGCTAAGATATTTGAATTTGTATTGGAAGGATCAGAAAAGGTCTATGAGATACCACTTGCAGCTTCGCTTCCGTCCGCTGAGCTGCTTAAACTGCAGGAAGCTGATGAGAAGGGCGAGGGATTCTTTGCACAGCGCGAAATGCTGAGGAAGTACATGGGGGACATCGTAGACGATCTGTCTGTTGCTACCCTTGGAGAAATCCTTAAGGCATGGGCAGAGGAATCGACAGCTCAGGGAGAAGATCCGGGGGAATCGCAAGCCTTGTCCGACTAATCAATCAACATGACCGTGCTCTTGAGTACGATCTTATGACCCGGACAGGGCGAACATTAACAGAGTACATGGATATGGGGGCGACAGGCAAAGTCGCCCTCTTGTCTTTTATAGAGCACCTTCCACCTGATTCAGCCCTGGGACGTGAATTAAACCCGGACAATGAGGCCATTGACTGGTTCAGCACAATGAAAACCAATGCGATCCTTGCGGATCTGTTTGATGTATTCGTTGCGGCGAACACAAGGAAAGGCCATAAGCCGAAAGAGTACCCGCGGCCCAAGAAGAAGCAGACCATCGGAAAGGGAGCGATCCCGATCTCGGGCTTCTGGGATTGGTGGAATAAAGAGAGGTGAGAACGATGCCATCAGGAACCGAAGTGGCAAGAGCATATGTCACGATTATTCCCAAGACTGACGGCACATCCAACGAAGTAATCAATTCAGTAGTGAATCCGCTGCAGCAGGGCGTTGGACAGGCCGGAGATACGGCCGGCGGATTATTTAACAGTAAGCTCGGCAGTGTGATTGGTAAGTTTGCGGTTCCTGCGGCAATCGTCAGCAGTCTGGTAGCTGTCGGCAAGGCAGGATTCGATGCCTTTACCGAGGTCGAGGGCGGCATCAATCAGGTTATTATCGCCACCGGAGCCAGCGGAGACGCGGCAAGAGAGCTTGAAGGCGTATATAAGGATGTTGCCGGAAACGTGGTCGGAAGTTTTGATGATATCGGTGGCGCAATCGGTGAACTGAATACCAGACTGGATCTGACCGGATCAGAGCTTCAGGGCGCATCCGAGCAGACAATGAAGTATGCAAAGATCACCGGCGAGGATGCAGGCAAGGCGGTCGCAGATGTCTCCAGAATGATGAACAACGCCGGGATCTCGGCGGATGATTATGCCATCACCCTTGACAAGCTGACCAAGGCGGGTCAGCTGTCAGGTATTCAGGTTGGAGATCTGGCAAGACAGGTTACAGCCAACACCACATCATTTGACGCCATGGGCATATCAACAGACGAAGCGATTGCCATGCTGGCGAACTTCGAGAAATCCGGAGCCAATACGTCCGCTATTCTTTCTGGAATGAAGAAGGGTGTATCTGAGTGGACCAAAGAAGGCATAAGTGCCAAAGATGGATTTGCTCAATTTGTTCAAGGCGTGCAGGACGGATCCATCACTTCCAAGGATGCCATTGAGACCTTTGGAGCCAGAGCCGGCATGACCATGTTTTCGGCGGCTCAGAAGGGCCAGTTATCCTTTGGTGATATGTATAAAAGCATCACCGAGGAAAGTGCCGGATCTGTTGATTCAGTGTACAACGACACTCTGACCATTGGCGACAAGATGGGCATGGTTTGGAGCAATATTAAGGAATCGGGAGCAGAGTTATTTGCACCGATTGCGGAAGCGATCAGCAATTTTATTTCCAACTGGCTTCTTCCTGCTGTTCAGACGATGCGGGAGCATATCACGAACTTCATGAACGGCGTAAGAAGTATTTATGATCAGTATGTTGCCCCGCTCCTGGCTAAGATCCAGTCAGCAGTTGCGCCTGTGATCCAGTCAATCATGAGTAAGGTTCAGCCCATCATCGGAGTGATTATGAATGTGGCAACGACCATCGGCGGTGTGCTCGGTCAGGCTCTGAACTTTGTCATGCCGATTATTTCAGCACTGGCCGGTCTGGTCGGTGGCGTACTGAAAGCAGCTTTTACTGTAATCGGTGCGGCAATCGGTTTTGTGATTGACGCCTTCAAGGCTATTGCAAATGTAATCGGTTCTGTTTTCCGGCCTGTTGTGAAAGTGGTGACCAGTGCGGCAAAGAGCATTGCTAAGGCTCTGAATCTTGGTGGCGTGATTAACAAGGTTACGGGATTCTTTACCGGAATGCGCAACAAGGTTGTATCAGTCATCAACGGATTGAAGAATAAGATTTCTTCTATCGCCAAAAACATCAAAAAAGCGCTGGACTTTAAGGCCATGGTCAGCAAGGTCGGAAGTGTATTCACAAGTATCAAGAATAAGATCCAGAAGCCATTCAAGCAGGCAGGCGACTTTGTCAAGAAGATCAAGGATAAGATCAAGGGTTATTTCCCCTTCAAGATCGGAAAGATCTTCAGCAGCATCAAACTCCCGCATATTAGCGTATCAGGCGGCAAGGCTCCATTCGGTATAGCCGGCAAAGGTTCCCTTCCGAAGTTCCATGTCAAGTGGAGCGCCATGGCCATGAACGAGCCGTACCTGTTCCGGAAGGCTACCATCTTCGGAGCCGGTGAGGCAGGCGATGAGGTCATGTATGGTAAGCATGCCCTGCTGAATGACATTAAGAATGCCGTCGGAGAGGGCGGCAATAAGAATGTAACTATTACTAACAACATCACAGTCGACGGATCCGAAGACCCCGAAGCATGGGCAGAAAGATTTGTCAGAAGGCTGGAGCTGGAAATGAGGACTGCATAGTATGGCGAAAACAGCAAAGCCGAGCGGTTTAAATATCGCCCGAACAAATAATACTTTTGCCTGTTCATGGAAGCGGAATGGATCCGATTATAATGACGGTCAGCAGTTCCAGTATAGGGTCGGGCTGAATGGTGTATGGAAAAGCTGGGTCGGAAAAACTATCAAACCGACAACAACAGCGGTTTCCATTCCTTTGGGCATGGGAAACTACTATCCTAATAATAAAAAGCCCAGGCTGACAGCCTTTGCTTTCCATGTGCGAGGCAATCAGAAAAAGAAGGTAAAAGACAAGAATCCCGGCTGGTCAGACTGGGAGACCAAGGTATTTCCGATTCGGGTGCCACCCGCTCCCACGCTGACAGCGGCACTGAGTGAGACATTCACCAATCAGACGACATTCAGCTGGACGCAGACAGTGCCGGATGCTACCTACTATTTCACAAGGATCCAGTATCAGACGGCACTTGTCAAAAACTGCGAGGATACTGACGGAAACAAGATAAAGTATGGTGGGACCAACACATCAACAGCCACTTCCGGAAGCGTAACTTATACAGAAGATACCGACAAAATCTATGACGGAAACTCATGGACAAGATGGGTAAGGATTCGGGCCCAGGGCCCTGCAGGTGACAGCCCATGGGTATATGCGAAACATATTTATGCGGAAGCCAATCCCACAACTAATGTATCCGCCACAACAAAGGAATCCGTCACTGGTGGAATCGAATGTACTGTGAAATGGAATATTCAGATTTCAACAGCGCGACCGCTTGACAGTATGGTGATCCAATACGCCATCACAGCAGAACCGGATGACGGTCTTGAATGCCCCACCGGGATCAGCTGGACAGACGGCGGAACAGTTCAATACAGCGAATATAATGGGAGCAAAACAGGTTCTGACCAGTTCAGGCTTCTGATTGATGACACGTTAGGCAATGACGAATGTCTGTTCGTGCGAGTCAATACCAAGCATGATACCATTGTTACTCCCGGGCGGCCCGTCCTGGCAGGTGTCGGAAGCCTGAAGGCTCCAACAGGTGTCTCGGTCCTTCCACTGTCAAATCATCAGGCAACTATTTCCGCAACAAATGAGTCAGAGATTAACGACGCTTTCCTTGCTGTGGTCTACCAGGGGACCAATGATCCAACCAAGTCTTTAGTGGTCGGCATTATCCCGCCGGGCGAGGAAGATGTTACTGTCCAGTGTCCTGACTGGGACGACGAACCGGCTAAGGCTTTCGGAGTCTATGCCGCTGTCGGCCAGTATGCAAAGCAGACAAGGGCAGACGGTGTTGATGCTTATGCCATCACACCCTATCCCGGCAAGCCGCTGATGTTATCAGAAACCGTCTGGGAGGGCGGTGACGTGCCTTCCGCACCTTCCGGCCTGACCATTAACGCGACCGACATAGTCGGTACGATTCGGGCGGCATGGAATTGGAACTGGGAATCGGCAACCGGCATCGAGCTGTCATGGGCGGACCATGATGACGCGTGGGAGTCCACTGATGAGCCGGAAACCTTCGAAATTGATAATCTGCATGCCGTCCAGTGGAATATCTCAGGACTGGAGACGGGCGTCAGGTGGTATGTGCGGGCAAGGTTCTTTAGAGAGGCCGGGGATGATACGGTTTATAGTCAGTATTGCGATGCAATTTCCATCGACCTGTCGAGTGCACCGAGCATTCCATCTCTTGTATTGTCGGATGCCGTGATCACAGCAGACGGCC